TTGTTGTCGCCAAAAAGCATGTCGTACACCGCCATGGCAGCACATGAGGTTGTCTTGCTGAACTTGCGCGGAACGAAGAGGTAAGCTGTCCTTATCAGGCGGCGACCGTCAGATCTGGCGAAACCATAGATATTCGCAAACTGATAAGCCTGTACAGGAGTCAGCTTATAACGTGTCCTCCCTCTTAAACCGCTAAATCTTATCGTCTCATAGAATTTAAAGAAACGGCGCACCCTCTTTGCTTTCCACTCATATTTGTCGAGCATCTTCAAGAAACGGCGCACACCCAATATCTCGTAAAGATTGTGAGCTTCAGGATTGTCAATGACGCTAAACACATAATCGCAGATGCGCTTGTCGGTCTCGACGAGCACATCGTAAAATTTCGTGGCGTATACACTGCTGTTCCTTTGCAGTTCTTCCACAACATTCCCTTTGTATTCCCTCCATTGTTTTCTCTCTTCCTCTGTCATTCAGCATCCTCCTTCATAGCCGCCCAAAATTCATTAAAGTTGTCATTGTCCGCTTTTCTTTCCTTGCTTTCCGTGTTCATACCCAATGCCCTTAGGGCCTTCTGTGCCTTTTCAGACACATCAAGGTAGAGTTTCTCCTTTGGGTTTATCGTTGCCCGCTCGTTACCCTCTCGGCTGTATTCTATGTTTACTGCCTTATGACCCTCAGACAAAATCTCGTCATAAAGCATATCCGCACGCACCAACAGCCTTGCCGTTATCTCCACTTGGTAAGTGAGCTCTGCTGTGTATTTCCCTTGTGCCTTTAACAACTTGACGATATAATCTTTCTTGTTCTTCACCTTACGTTCAACAATCTTTCGGCCTTTTCCTGTCTTGTTGCCGTCTTGCAGCTGTAACGATGTGCCCGATGGCGACGGATCGGGAACCGTCTGCTGAACCTTGTCACTATAGCCGCGGTTCTTTCCCTTTGTTTTAAGATAAAAAATAACAGAAGACGCATCGCTATTTTCAATCATTTGCATCAACTTGCTTTCAACAAAATCAATTTGTGTTTCTGCTATTTCGTCTGCTTTCTCTCTAAATTCCTTGTCTCCATGGTACCAGCGATAATAGGTATAACGAGATATGCCTACGGCATTACATGCAGGTGCAATGATGCCGTAGGCTTTAGACAATGCTTTCAGGAATTTCGTCTTTTTTACGTCCATTCCGCGTCTTTTTTTATAGTGTCACATGTGTCACATTTTTGCCCTCATTTTTTTGCCCCAAAATCCCCCACGGCCCAAAAAATTACCCGCGTGTGGAAATGGGAGGTGGCGAGGTTTAGCATGGGGTACCCCCGATTAAAAAAAGCCACCCCCGGGGTGTCATGATGTCAAGTCATAAATTTTTCGACGAACCTTAAGAGGTGATTCTTCGCCCTGCTTTTCGCTTGTTCTTTTCCGCAGCGTCCCATCTCTGTGTGCGTCTTCACATGACAGTCATGGCACAGCGCCTTCAGATTGGTATAGTCATACATCAGACGCTCCTTCTCTTGCCGTGTCAGTCCGTTCTCCACAGGTATGATGTGGTGCACCTCTGTAGCAGCCGTCACTCTTCCCTCTTGTTCACAACGTTCACACAGCGGGAAGTCGCTTAGCTTGTCACGTCTTAGCCTCAACCACCGTGTTGTGTGTATCAGCTTTCTATAGTCCTTGTCCTTTGCCATATTATATCCTGCTTTTAAATGTCAATGATAACCCTGAATAAACCCAAGCTAAAAGCACCGCGTCTCTCTGGTCTTGCGACATGCGGGGCAACTTGTTCTTGTCTCCGACAACACATTGCAGTTCTTTCTGTGTAATCTTGCCATCGGGACCTCGCCAATATTTCCTTAAAGGAGGAACGACATAGTGTTTCAGGCCCATAGCCTCGCACATCTCGGTCAGCAATATGCCTGTCTGGTGGTTCATCCCGACAGATCGGCCTATGGCTGCTGCCTTGCGTGCTGTCATTCGTGACGTTGTGTGCCAGTTGCTTGTTGTCAGCCAGCCTCCTTCAATCACCACGCCAAAGCGTGTGCCGGTCTCTTGTTTGTCCTTTAGTAAGGACAGCAGCTCACTAAACGTTGCTGTTTGTGTCTGCACCTCTGCTGTGGCCTTGTGCACGATCCCGACACCACTCTTCGCATTATCGGGATCGATGCCTATCACCACATCAACATTTGTCATGTCTACAATCATATTTGTCTACAAGTTGTTTTGTGAGTTCCATTATGTTTTCTTCTTCTGCCTTCTCTTCCGGTCCCGCAATGTCCAACCCAGCCTCCAGCCGCATGCGGTCTTCTTTGTCAAGAAGATGCCACACGTCACGGTTTTGGTGCAACGCATAGTTTCCTGCATCGTTCAAGATGTTATAATCTTGCGTTTTCTTTATCAAGATGTCAACAGCAAGCACAATGTTTGGATCTTTGTTAAGGTTGATGTCGGCAATGCCTGGTGCACTCAGCAGCGGCTTTGTTGCTCTGTTCCACCACGCCAAGATGTCTGCAAAGTCGCCACTTGCAAACATGCGTGAGAGGTCAAACCCTAAGATCTTTCTGAAATAAGCGAAGAGACTCACAAAGGTTTCGTGAGCTATGTCGGCCATTATACGCGCCGTTTCCATCTTTGCAATGGCATGATGATTCGGCGCACCATATTTCAGCAGATACGAGTCTATTGCCATGTAAAGCTTAAAGACATGAGGTTGAAAGATCTCGTCGGCGCGGTCTGTTGTGTCGAGCCACAGCTGAAACTTGTTACCTAACACGCTTTCGATCTTTTTGTTTAGCACCTCATATTGACGCAATGCCTGTCTTATGCATCGCTTTGTCTCGTGTCTGAACAATGGTGTCTTCGCGATAGCTTCTCGCGCGTCCACCATTGCCGTCTGCACGGTGTTATAGTTTGAGCCCATCATCAGATAGTAGAGAGAACAGCAGCGGTCTATCCGCTTCATCTGCTTTTCTTTCTGTTCAAGGCTGTAAATAAGTGGTCTGTTCATTTTGTCTTCTTTTTTTATTGTACTTCTTGCACAAAGCGTTTAACTGCTTTGCTCACCCTTTTACCATGGCTGTTTAGGCAGACCTTTCCATAGCTGTGAATGGAACCGATATATTCAATTCCGCAAGCCTCAGCTATCTGTTCCTCAACAAAACATCCTGCCGAGCCAACGCTGTCAAGAGCCTGGATGTAATAGTCAGAACAGAGCAGCTTTCTAAGAGACGCTTTCATGTGCGTTGCATGTTTCGCTGTAGATGGAGCACCGTTCTTCATCGGGTTAACAGGAAAAAATCCTAAATCTTTCAGGTTCTGCTCCACTTGTTGAAAGAATCGTTCCCTCTCTTCTCGGTCACGGCCTGTCACGGGTGCCGATATGAAAACTTTTGGCTGTACCATATGTTATCAGTTTAAATTTTACCTGTTCTCAGTCCAAGCTCCTTGGCTATTGCAAGAAACTCGTTTAGCTTGTCTGGCGACACCTTTGTGTCGCGGCCTCGACATTGAACGCTGCCATCCACAACGTTAAAGTAGACGCTGCCAAACGTCACGTCGAGGAAATATGTCTCACATACATTTTCCATTCTTACACTGCTTTTTTTATAATGTCCATATTTTTCTCTACAAGTTTTATTATCTCATCGTGGTATGGAGTGTAGCTGTTTTGCAGCCCATGACTCTGCACCACCTTAAACGATCTCAACGACACCTCCACCGTCTCTATCCGTGCACCGTCGGTCACGCTTCTTGCCGAGAGGATAAGGCTGTCGGTCTTTTTATAATAGTCCATGGTAAACACGCAATGGTGCATCTTGTCACCTTCTTCCTCCATCTCGGCCACAGATTGTATAACCTTGACAAACACATTGTCGTCGGCGAAACATAGACCAAAGAACCGTTCCTTTTCCTTCCGGTACAGAACCTCCCATTGCGCTATTTCTTTGCGTTTCTGTTCTATCAGACGTTGTCTCACTACGCGATGTTTGCGTCTTAGCAGGATGTCATGTTCTTGCTTAAGATTTGCAGGACATACATAATGGGCGTTGTGCGTGTCGAGATGAAAGTATGACAGAAGATCGAGGTAGTCGTACCACATAGACGCATCCTTGACGATATACTTGTTTCTGATAGCCACCCGCACACTGTGGGCATAAGGCATGCTGAACTCTTTGTACAAACGCTTTCTTTTATATTCCAACAGCGCGTATTGCCTGTTTTTGATTAGCATCTCGGCCTCCCTGTCAGTCAACACAAGCTTCATGACCTCATTTGGCGACAGCGCATTGAAGCGCATTGTAAAGCCGTTGCGCCGAAGGACAGGCAACACTCTTCGATAAGGATAGACAAACGCTGTGTTTATGTCATATTTGTCAGGAGCAGAATAAGACGGGAACATGTCCTTACGTTTTATGCTCATATCTCGTTCAAAGTCCCATTTGTCGTAGTAGTAAGGGTTTTGCATACAAGGGCGTGCCATGATGCATTCTGTCCCGTCTTCAAAGATCCAGTTCTGTACAGCCTCATCGATGCTGTATTCAGGTGCATGGTCAACGTTGATGTTGCTGTTTGTTTTCCACGCCTTTTTTTCGATGATGAAATGTCGGCACACCTGAACCCCCTGACAAGTCGTCAGAACCGTAAAATAGCAGCGTTCCAAAATTTTACATTTGTTGCTGTTTTTCAACTTGAGCTTTGTCCCGCAATGTGGGCAGACAAGCTCTCCATTGTCCGTTGCATTACTGAATTCGCCAGACGTCATGTCATGAACCGTGCCACACTGTGAGCACCACAGCTCTTTCTTCGTGACATAGCCAATCTTGTCAAAGCAAGCGTTGATGGCCCATTGTCTTTGCTTAGGCGTTACATCAGGCAGCGAAGCGCTCAGCGCTACCACCTGCCGCTCTTGTTTATTTCGTGGTCTCATACGGCTATCCGAATAATGATCCGACATAACCGCTTTGTTCCTGAGCCATGGCGTTTTGTTTGGCTTCCCGGCGTTTCTTCTCACGTTTCTTGACGGCAGCTGCTTCCGCTTCCATACACTGTTGCCTGTAAGCCTCAACAGCCTCTTTCTTTATATTGGCCTTTTCCTCATCGGTCAGTTCCGCAGGATCATCATTGATCGTCGCCGTTGCCTTCACAGAAGAAGGCAGTTTCGAAACCTTGATGCCGTCTTCCTCGTAGTAGTGTGCCGCCATACCAAAAACCTCCTGGTCAGACATGTACACAGTACTTCCTCTCTTTCTCGCTTCGCTCAAGATATAGTCCATACACTCGTCTATGTTTTTGTCGGTGTTGGCATATCTCTCGGCGAAACATGCGTCTTTCTGTGCCATCGCGTCAAGATGAGCCTTTATGACCTCCTTGACTTTATCCACCATCTTGCTCATATCGTTGTCTTTCAGAAATTGTATTTGTAAAATTATTTTAGTAATCCTTTGAACGCTTTTTGAATGCCTGCGCGTTTCACATCATCCGATGGATGACAGTAAGTATCCATCGTTATCTCCACCCCAGAATGGCCGAGTATTGACGACACTGTCTTCACATCTACGCCCTTCTCAATCATCTGTGTGGCAAATGTGTGACGCAAGCAATGATAGTTAAGATATGGCACGTTGGCTTTTTTGAGCAGGTCCTTATACCATTCTCTTAACGTTCGCGTACTAGTAGGTTTATCTGCCAATGTAGCTAAAAAATATTCAGCTGGATAGATTCGCGCATAGTTCTGCAGTATTTTTCTTAGCTTAGGAACTATAGGGATGTATCTGTCCGAAGCAACACTCTTCGGAACTTGCAGACGGCAAGACGTTTTAATTTCCTCGTCTGGATGATACATTTTCTGAACCGCCTTTGTAATATTAACACATGTTCGTTGAATGTGTATAACACCCTCATCAAAGTCAATGTCTGCGAATTTCAAACCACACACCTCGCCTATGCGCATACCTGTAAACATCGTGACAATAACGGCAAGCCCACTAGGGGAAGGATTGTTTTCAAACGTTTTGACTATACGCTCATATTCATCGATTGTAAACCTCTTGACGCGTTGTCTTGTAGTGTTGCAGCTACGTTTTACAATGTTTTTCACTCGCCAGTCAATAGACGGAATGTTTTGTATACCTAAATTCCGAGAAGCGTAGCGCATCACCATTCTAAATACCATCAGCATGTCTGACCGATAATTGTTACTCATGCCGAACTCAAGAAATCTCTCAAAAACCTCTCTCATCTTAGCCTCATCAAGAGTGCATATATCAGCATCTTCATCAATAACTCTTGCAAACGTTTTGCGGACATATTTGTATGCAGCAAATGTAGTTACTTTCACCTCTGGCTTATGTTCTTCGAGCCAAAGGTCATAAACCTCAAAAAAAGTCATATTTTACTACCTCCTTTGTTTTCTTTTATTGTTCAACAATATGATCGCCAGGGCGAGCAATGATAACATCGCTAAAGCCGAGAGCATCGTTTTCTCTGTTAAGCAAGATGTACCGTGCTTTAACCGTGCGTTCAAGCACGTCGCCATGATAGACATAGCCCATTATGCCACGAATACTGAGGTTAAGCAGCAGCAAAGGAATAGCCCTGTCAGACAGCTCCCAAACTGTTATCATGTGCTGTGAGGGGAAATACTCCCACGGTATAACACGTTGGCATTGCTCCCACCATGCGCTTATTATAAGGCCGCCTGTACCCGCTGTGGGTTCATGTATGGTGCCGGCATCAGGCAATGCAATCTTTGCCACAAGCTCAGACACCTCAACGGGAGTGAAATCTTGCTTTTGCTTCTTGCGCTGAGCAAACTCTTCCTCGTACAGCTGACGGAACCAGTCGAAGCTCATGTCATGGTGGTTCACTGAGAGCAGCTCTTTGTAAACCGCGTTTCGCTGTTTTCTGTCGCCCATCACAACATCCATGACCGTCTGAGGAAGATCCATTATATCATCAATGCAGAATATTCTGCAACAATCCTCTTTGTTCATCTTTTGTCTGTATTTGTTCTGTTTCTTGCTTAAAGCTGTCACACGTTTGTGCTGTGACGTGGTGCACATAACGGCGCAACGCTAAGCAGTAACGTCCGTTTATGCAGTTGCGTGCGTTTTGGCACGTTTCACAAAGCGACGGTGTTTTCTTCATGTTGTTCATACAGCTTTAGGTTTCCATTCTATGCCCAGCCTCTCAAGCGTGCCGTTCTTCTGCATCATCCTGAGCAGACCGTTAAGCCTTTCGTTCGGCTCACGCTCCACCCTTTCGATGTATGACAGCGCGAGCTTCCGCTGCTTGTCTTCTGGCGTTTCTTCTTTAGCCTCAACAGCCTCCTTGATAGCTTCGTCAAGCGAAGGGTCTGTGTTGCAGCTTTTGGCGTTGCTTGTCTGCGGCTTTTTGTTTTCGTCGTTATACACACCTTCAAGCACGTTGGCAAAGTTGTCCTGCTTCATCATCCAGTCGAAGTTGGCCACCCAGCCGCTGCCTTTCCTTCCGTTAAGCACGTCGCTCTTCATGGCGTTGTCTATCGCCCGGTAAACCACAGCAGCATCGCCCCCATGCTCTTTCACCCGTTGCATGATCAGGAGCTGTCTGTTCTTCGTCACTATCGTCAGGCGACGCATGGCGCTGCCGCTCTCCTTACACTTGTCGTTCCAATGCTGCTGTATGTCTACAAACATCGGATCCAAAGGTTCACGCTTTTCTTCATCAGGACAATCAGAACAGCTTGCCGCCGCTGCCGCTGAAAAAGGCTTGCCCTTTTTCTTAGAAGCTTTAGCTTCTTCTTTTATTATATCATCATCATTATCATTATGCATCGACTTGCATCCATTTGCATGCTTTTGCATCGTTTGCATGCTTTTGCATACATTTGCATTGTTTGCATCGTTTGCATCGTCTTCTGCTTCTTTTTCTTTGCCCCATCTCTTGTTTGCGCTTTCCCTTCTCCGTTCGCATGTCTCCTTGTATTTCAAGCGGTTAGCATCCATATCACGTTTTATGAAAGAGAACGCCATCTGTATGTCTGGAGGCAGCTTTTCAACCTCTTCTTCGCGGTTGTAAAGAAACAAAGCACGCAACAATTTTCCTAATTTTCCATCATTCAGACCTGATAGAATGTCATAATATGATGCGTAGAGAATGAAAGATTTTTCCATAATTCTTGCGGTTTTAAGTTCTTTTTCTTATCCGTTTTCAAGTCTATCCAAAAGCATGCAAAAGCATTTTGTGTTTGCATTTGCAAACGTTTGATGCAATTGCATGCTAAAGAAAGCAGATGCATGCAAGTGCGTCCTGTTGCACGCCGATGACGCAAGGCGTTGTTGATTATTTTCCCCATATTGTTTGTTGTTTTGCTATTCTTTAAGCCCAAGGGCTTTGTTTATTCCATCTACGCGCTTTCTGACACGTTTCTCTCTTAGTTCAAGATGTACGTCGAGGTCGCACTTCATTATGAGACGTGATATTTCGGGGCGTGTGTCCTCGCTCTCCAAAACACATTCTCGGAAGTCGGCTACTCCATGATTGAAGAAGATCTCGTAGTAGTGGTCTCCTACATGAGGATAGTGATAGAAGCGTCCGTCAACATCCCATGCGATACGATGGTCACGAAGCGCATTGCGATAGTCGGCAATATCCTTGTCTGTTGCGAGACGGAAGTGGTAATCGCTCTTTCCACCGCCCGGAAGATTGTATGTTAAATCGCCGCCTGATGTGCATGGGCAAAACTCTGAATCGTGAAAATCGTCATAAGGCGAATAAGCTTCCCAATGGGCAAATAACATGTTGTCTTTTGGATTTATGCCATGCCAGAAGAAGATCGTGCGTCCTACACATCCGTCAATAGTCTTTACAACAAGGTCGTTACGCTTGAACCACGGACCACGGTAGATGGACAGTTTTCCTCCCGAGAATTGTGTGCTGCCGTTCTTTTGGTTGGCGTAGAAGGTGCTGACATCATCCTTTCCGAGAAATTTGCAGAGGCTTTCTACTAACGCCTGGTCATGGTTGACCCCACAGTCGAAAGTCTTGACTTCGCAAAGGCGGCCACTTCCGCAAACTACATGGAAGGGTATGCCTTTAGCCTTGTATGTCTCGTATCGTTTCTTGGAGAAACGTTCAATAACGATGGTGTCGTTTTCACACTGTTTGTCGTTTGAGTTAGCCTCAACACTTTTCTTTCCCATATTGTTTGATGTTTAAATGAATAATTGGCGAGAGAGCCGTTTCAAAGCCGTCTGCCGTGTCTTTTCTTTCTGCTGCGGACCGACAGGTCCTCTTGTCGTTATAAAGGGCCGTATGGCCGTTTGTGGGGATGCGTGGAGTCGAACCACGCTTCTGAAAAACCAGCTCCAGAGCTTCGCTAAGCTCTTGTTTGCGCTCTATCCGTGCCGCGCCCGGCATCCCCGTTTGTCAAGGCCACCTTCACAGGCAGCCTCAACGTTTTAGCAAAATTAATTCACATATTTACTTTTATATGAGTTTTAAAGGAACTGCTGCCTTCACAGGTAGCTGCTACTTACAACTAAAAACCTTAAACATTGCCCACGCCTGGGCTTCTTTAAAAATAATTAAATAAACAATTTCTCGAGGGGATGCATGGAGTCGAACCATGCTTGGGCCAAACGTTGTGCGCTCTATCCGTGCCGCGCCCGGCATCCCCGTTTGGCGAGACGATCTTCACAGACAGCCTCAACCTATCAATCTTCAATCTAAAAAAACACTATCTGAAAACCGTTTACGAAAGTGGGGATGCGTGGAGTCGAACCACGCTTGCCCTAATTTCCTACGCTTTTTGCGCTCTATCCGTGCCGCGCCCGGCATCCCCGTTTGTCAAGGCGACCTTCACAGGCAGCCTCAACATTCTTTCAAACACTAATATGGTTAAAGTTAAAGATGAAAAAAAATCTTTCCTTCCCACGCTTGGGTTCTTCGTGTTCTTTTATTATAACAAACAAAATTATGTAATCATAATCCTATATCCGTCATTCCTCGACAAGCAGTATGTCGTCGATCTTCCGGTGTCTGGCAAACCACACAAACAGGCGCACATCCATGTGCAACAACACCAAGGCTGCAACCTTTGAGCCGATGAAGATCAGCCAGAAATGTTCTTCTCTCGGCGATGGCAGGGCTATGATGTTAAGCGCAGCCAGCAGGGCGACGGCTCCCATGAGCCAATAACGCCAGTTCTTTACTATCTTTTCCATACTGTTTTCCTTTTTATTGGCGTAACACGCCGTTTTATTGATGATAAATCATTTTCCAACACTTGATAATCTCGGCTCCCGTCGTCACACGCACCCGTCCGAGCTTTCGTCTTTTAAAATGGATGTATCCCTGGGCTGCATACCTTGCCATGGTGTGTCTGTCTATATGCAGTGCCTTGGCAGCCTGTGACAGGTTGTAGAAGCCCTCGGGGTTCACGTCGGGTTTAGCTATTATCATTGTCTTTCTTTTTAAGTTCCACAACGAGCCATGCCTTCTTTATCTCTGTAAGCGAATACCACACGGCGGCGTTGCGGGCCTTCCCCTTCTTTATGGGCGTAACCAAGCCAGCCTCAACCCATCGTTTCAGCGCTGTCGCCTGATAGCCCCTTTCCACGAGAAACCTCTTTGCCTCGCTCTGCTTTATGCGGTCAGTCTGCGGCTCCCTGCTTTTCAGGAATCCTTGTATGCCAGCGTCAACGGCTATCGTCACCAATCGCTGAAAGTCTGTTAGGCTGATGTTCATGTTCTACACGTTGTTAGCTATTCTTACTTTACCCAGAAGGGTGTCCACTGATACTCTGTATTTTTGGTAGCCGGCCTCCGCGTTAAGGCTGCCGGCTATCGTTCTTAGCGACGACACGTTGGTGTCCTTTATGGCGAGGGTCTTTATGTCGCCCTCTGCTATGCCGCGGAACATTGCTTTCAGACAGTCTTTCCGCGGCTTGTAACGTCCTCTTTTCTTTGCCATCATATTATCTGTTTTCTTCTTATTCAAAACCTTCACATTTATTTCTTAGATCTGCTATTTTATCATAGAAATATTCTCTTTCTTCTGCGTCCATGACATAACCTCTATCTAATTTAGCCATGCATACCTCAAATTTGCCTACCAAGGAAACAGCAATACTGTTCAAAATGGCATGGTCCTCATCAGGAGCATCTTCTGACATTTTCAATATGTTGAAAACCGCTTCATCTGTCTTCTCCCAAAGATCTTCAAGCTTTTTTCTATCCTCTTTCCGTTCTTTCTCAATGCTGTCCCGTTCTTTCTCAATGCGGTCCCGTTCTTCCTTCAGCCTGTTGATGCTGAACGCCAGACTGCGATACAACGCGTTGACGAGGGTCATGTCTTTGCAGCTCTTGTAAGCAGCGCAAAAGCTTTGCTTGTCCATCTCGGCGCCTGTTGCCATGTACAGCTCATGGATTTTGTCAAACTCTTCTTCTGTCGGGTTGATGCCCGTGAGCTCCGTAAATTCCTGTTTTGTCATATCTTCAATCTTTTTTTGTTATGTTCTTGGCTGCTGCCTTGGCTTTTTCCAGCAATAATCTTCTGTCGTCGAGGCTTAGCTTATAATCACGTTCCAACATGCGGTTAGTCACCGAAAGTTCACGTTCAAAGCTTTCAAAGGAGTCGTCACTCCTGTTTGGTAATAAAGCACTCAAGTATATGTAGATAAATTCTATCATGAAAACAAAGTTTCTATCTTCACCCTTGCCGTACATCACACAAAATTCTCCTTCGGTCATAGGTGTATAGTCTTCCAAGCCTACCTCCTTACAGTCCTCTTTAGTGGCAATCTTAGAAAAGGCTCTTGACAATTCTGTCAATACCGTACACAGCCCGTTGATGATTTCAAACTCTTCGTCTGTCGGTTTCATACCCGTGAGCTTCGTATATCCTTCTTTTGTCATATTGTTCGTTTTTTTATTTTATATTCTACTTGCCAAATCAAAAACATTTTGTATATTTGCAAATGTATTAATGATTTCGATTGCAAAGATAAGACACATTTGTATTACAGCAAAATTATATAAGACATTTGTGTATTATATTAACACTAATTAAGACTTATATGTATTATGATGCAAGAAAACGTAAAACATAAGTGTATTACAAAGGCTTATGAGCATCTTAGATCTATTGGTAAGGTGCATACAAAAACAGATGTTGCAAACATAATGCACGCATCTCGTCCTAATGTAACAGCTGCACTTAACGGTGATAGCAAGTTCTTAACAGATAATTTTCTAGAAAGATTCAACGTAGCCTTTGACAACATGTTCAATATTAAGTGGCTAATGACAGGCGAAGGCGACATGCTGAAAGCCTCATCAAGTGTTGACTCTCAACCATCGGTTAAGAATGAACGTGTGACAGACGATGAGGCTTATAAAGTGCCTTTAGTTCCTATCTCGGCTCTTGGTGGTTCATTAAACGACTTCAACCTTGCCGTAAAGCGCGATGACTGCGAAACGGTGATATCGCCGATAAAAGACATCGACATGGCCATCAAGATATCTGGCGACAGTATGGAGCCTGAATATCCTTCAGACAGCCAGGTGTTCATAAAGAAGGTCAATGAGCGAGCTTTCCTTGAATGGGGGCGCGTCTATGTGCTCAACACCTGCAACGGCATCGTCATCAAGCGACTCATGCCCACCAACGACCCCAACACGGTGCTCTGCGAAAGCATCAACCCCAAATATCCACCCTTTGAGGTGAACCTTGAAAACGTCAACGGCGTTTATAGAGTTATAATGTGCATGAGCTTCAAGTAAAACAAGCTATATTTGCAATGGGAAACTTTAGCAAACAACAAGAAGAAAAGAAGGAGGCGCGCAGTTGGGACAAGACGGTAAAAGAAACTTTAGCAAAATATTTCTTTGACCTGTCAAAACTTGTTTTTACAGCCATCGTTTTAGGTGGATTTGTGCCTCTGTTCGCCAACGAATATAATGCAGTAAACTGGATGGTTGTAGGCTACGGCACTTTCGTCTCCGTGTGCTTTGCCATCTTTGGATATAGAATTTTAAAAAACAAATAAGATGGGAACATTAGAAGCTTTTTTGGTAATCATGGCTGTTATAAGTGGTGGTCTTGTCGTTTGGTCATACACCAAATCGGGGAAGAAATGGCTTAACAGCCTTTAGGGGAAATAGTTATGGCAGATTACATCGGTCTTATGGCAATAGGCATTCCGTGTGTATTGTTCATCATCTTCTCGATGACAAAGCACGGCAAGGAATGGATGAGAAGAAACAACATGTTGTAAAGAAACATGCATGTTTTTCCGCACCATTTCCGCAAAAATAAAATTTAAACATTAAGCAACTTATTGAACAACAGCGGGGTAAACCTCTTGGTGGTAATTAGTTTGTGGTTCTGAATGTCGTGGGTTCGAGTCCCACCTGCCACCCAACAAGGAAATCCCATAAGTATCAATCACTTATGGGATTTTTTGGATTAAATAATGTTGATGTTTTGGTTGTAATAAGTACAACGTTTTAGACTAATTATCTACTTTTTGACGTTTTATTTCCGCTTAAATTCCGCAAAAATTATGGCAACAATTACACTTGAAATTGGCAAAAAAGGTAAGAAAAAAGAACGCTCCGTGTCTTTCCTTATATGTCAAGGGAAAACAAAAAAACGCATCCCTACAGAAGTTACAGTAACGGACGCTGACCTAACCTCTAATCAAAAGAAGATAAAGAATATTGAAAAGGCAAGAATTATTGAAGAGCTTAGAAGAACATATCAAGATAGACTCTACGCGCTGTCCCTTGAGATAGCTTGCAGTAATATGGACGCAACTGCCATTGCGTCGCGCCTAACTACTAAGAGAGAAGATTTGGACTTTTTCGTATTTGCAGACGAATGGATGACACACACCTCAACAAAATCTCTTATAAACTACAGAACGATGCTCAATTCTCTTGCCGGGTATATTGGGAAGCGGTCGCTGCCGTTTTCCTTCATCAACTATTCTTTACTTGAAGGTTTCCGCAATCATTTAAAGGATAGGCCAAGGGCTATGACTATGTATCTTGGACTTATGCGTCATTTATTCCGTGAGGCTGTGAGAAAATACAATACAGATTATGATCAAATAATAAAAAACGATCCATTTTCTCGCTTCAAAGTTCCTCGTCAGATCATGAAGAAAGGTGTTCGTGCTCTCACGCTCGAAGAATTACTTAAGATATATTCTTTCCATGACAGAGAAGGCTGTCGGGCACAGCTTGCGCGAGATTGCTTCATTCTTTCATTCTGCCTGATGGGAATGAACTCTGTAGATATGTATGCTGTAAAAGATTGTAAAGGCGGTATTATTCGTTATAATAGACAGAAAACGAAGGACAGACGCGACGATAGCGCTTATATCGAAGTGAAGATTCCTGCAATCGTACAGCCATTGATGAAAAAATATAAAGGAGTATCGCGTGTTTTTGATTTTTATAAGAGATACGTCAATTATCAAGGTTTTAATATAAGCCTCAACAAAGGTCTGAAAATTGTCGGCGAGGCCGTAGGTATTGAAGGTTTGCAGTTTTATCAGGCAAGGCACACCTTTGCTACCCTTTCCCGTAATCTGATGAAGTTTTCCAAGTCAGATGTAGACGAGGCTCTGAACCATGTCGGAACGATGGATATTGCAGATGTATACATCGCCAAAGATTTTTCAATTATCAACGACAACAATGAGAAGCTTATAAAGCGTGTCTTTGGCGAGTGATATTTAGATAAGGAATTACTTAAAGTTTTCGATGTGTAGCACATATCGAAAACTTTCTTTAATAAATGCCCATCAAACATAACGGCCCCGAAGCCAAAGCTCCGAGGCTGTTATTAATATTAGAATTCTTATTACACTTTCTTGTTGTTGATAAATACTGACGCGATGCTAACAACTCCAACCAAGCCGAAAATGCCAGCAAACCATGCACGGTCAAGATAAAGAGCAAAAGCGGCGAGACTCATTGTCACAACAATAGCCAAAAATGCGAAGAACATCCCCCACCAGTTCATACGTCCGACTTTGTGTTCGTTATAGCTCAGTATTTTTAGTTTCTTTTCGTCTTGTTTGTGACGGTGAAGTTGCTCACGCTCTGAAGACTTAATGAGGAATTCAACAATCTTTGGTTCTATTCGTTGATACTCTGCCAACTCTTGAGGAGCTGGTAATATGTTATCATCTACAGACACGGTCTGTTCTATCTGGTTGCCATAAGCACCACCATTGGATATTTTTGTGTCTTTAATTGAGATCGATTGTTTAGCCATTATTCAAAACTAAATTATTAAATGCCGTGCGCACGTCACGAGCTACATTGTCACGATCCTTTTTAAGGTTCTCCACATCGGTGTGACGATTCGATGGTGTAGAGAACATTTCGCGCTTCAAAGTCTCAATCTCGGGTGAAGTCTCTTCGTAAGTACCTGAAGAGGCACGGCGCAAAACAGAAACCCCATTTTTAACAAAATGTGTAAAGTCATTAATAATGCACATATATTTGCCTCCTTTTTGTTTGTTAATGCTTTCTTATTGCAAAGTAAGCTATTTTTTTTGACATAGCCACCTTTAAATATATAAAAAAACATACTAAAACTAAAAAAATCGTTTAACACATTAATAGTCTTTTATAAACAGCCCCGAATCCAAAGCTCCGAGGCAGATATCTTGAAAAGAAAAACGACTATAATGAATCACTCATAACTCTTAGTTTGCTCGCCATATCATTGAGGGCAAAGCGCAGCGTTTTAAGTTCTTCTTCGGTAAACTGTGATGGTTTGCCGTTCACTATATTGCCATTGAGCTTATGGGCGAGCCATGAGCGAGACTTCTTGAAATATGTCTTAGCAATGTAAGCCATCGCCACCATATCAGTTATTTCACCCAGGCGCTCGGCCATACGTTGTTCTTGCACGAGCGTACATGAAAAGCCTCGATACCGAAGTACCGAGGCCAGTGTCAAAATAAACAAGTATTTATAACTTGTCGGCCGTCGTTTTCAGACGGTTTGCTATATCTACGAGAGCATCTTTCAGACGTTCGCGGTCAACATCGCTAAAATCATCAGGTTTTCCGTTGTTGCGTCCGCTAAACTTATGATAAAGCCAACTCCGTGATTTACCAAAATAGTTTTGTGCAAGATAGGCCCAGTTGATATCCTCATAGACATCACTCAGAACCTGACGCACCGTTGTCTGTTGTTTTGTTATTGCATATTCCATATTTATATTTTTTTATGCCCTCCCCCGAAAGGGGAGGGCTTTGGTTATTCATTTTCCATCAGTTCGTAAACTAAATCCATAATATAGATTTCAAGTTCTCGTGCACCATTGGGGTAGGCTTTTCTATAATTTCTGATAGCCTCAATCAGTTCTTGTTCTTTTTCCGAGTATTTCATAACTTATTTATTTTGACAATACAAAGATAATCATCTTTTGCATATTATGCAAACTTTTTGTGTTAAAAAATCACCAAAAGAGTATTTTTAACACTCGCACACAAAAACAAAAACCTTTCCCATCCTCACGGACAGGAAAGGCCCAAAACCTAACAATTAACAACCTTTTAAAAATAATGAAAAAAGCATTTATCTTTATTCTTTTCTTCTCGTCAACCGTCCACGCGCCCACGCCACAGCCGCTATCAAAAGGCCTATTAGTCCCAAGGTCTTAGTAAAGCTCCACAGCTCGTCAGCAATCTTGTAGGTCACGCGCTCCCACAACGGCACCTTCCGTTCCGCCGCAACAGGAGCCCTTATCGTGTCCGTCCTCACAGCTGCCTTATACACCGTGTCGACGCGCCATCTCACCCTCTCTCTTTCTCGCCACACCTCTTTGGTCTTATATACCGTGTCGCCCTTCGCCGTCACCCTCACAATCACCGAGTCGCTGACCCGTGCCGTGTCCCTCACCGTCTTCACGGCATACACCGTGTCAATCCTGTGAGAGCTGCCCGTCACCTGTCGGCCCGGCGAACAGCTCGCAAACAGATGGCCTATAAGCCAGCAGAGCACGCACCCAAAGAGCGCAGCCACCATCTTCCTGAACAATTCCTCGTAGTTTTCCATTGTCAATGTCTTTATGTTTCGCACCATCGCTGGGCTTCCCACCCGCGTCGAGCCACAAGTCCGTCCAGCACCTTTCCTCCTGCATACACCCATTTTTTAAACTCCCTGCAAATCTCCTTGTCCGAAGCACCCCGTTGAATGAGCTTAAGCAGCGTGCTCGACCGCAAATTGCCCAGCCCCACGTTAAAGCCAAAGTCCACAATCGCATCGAAACGCCCCTGTGTGTTGACGTTATGAATGGCGTTAACAAAGTTCTCAACGGGTTGCAGGTCCTCGCGCAGCCATCGTTCTGCCTTGTCCGCGTCACAGACCGTCTTCCGCGTCACGCCCTTCGTGTGGCCGTAGCCACAGGTGTACCGTCCAGCAGGGCAGAGGTAAGCCTTGCTTCTGTAGCCCTCAGCAGCCTTTATGTGCTTTAGCAGCGTCTCACTAACCTTCCACATCTTTCTCCTCCTTTCCTTTCTTGCAGTCCTTGCAGTCCCTGTTCGTCCGCGCCACATGTTGCTCATATTGCTCCAGCATAGCGTCCACGTTTGCAGGCAGGGCTTTCCGCCACTCACATCTTATAAACAGGTAGACCACCCACAGCATCTTGTTCTTCGGGTAAGCCTTCACAAGGTTTTTCAGCGCGTTCTGCAAGTAGATAATACATGCAGCGTATGTCAATATCTTCACAGGATAAAGACTCACGCCGTCATCGCCGCAGAGATACATTATGCCGCGTATCAGCTCTATAACGGCCAAGATAACGGCAAACTCATAAAGAGCCCTCAAAAACTTGTTCCAAGAAAATTTCTTGCATCTTATCACACTCACACCGTCCGCTCTCATACCTGCCCACACGTTAAACATGCAGGCAAGCGTCAGAGCCGCCAAAAACGTTCCCGTCGGCGCAACGATAGCCAGCAGCGTAGAGCACAGCAGCGTCCACACAAGCCTTATTTGTTCTGGCACCATTCCATTCATAATATCTTTATTCTTTAGTTAAAGTTTATTTTCTTACCTTATTATATTAAATCTAGCTTATGGCTCCCTTACCTATGACCTCGCCGTTAAGCTTCAGCTGGCAGCCCCTCGCGCCGCTCGGCTTCGCAATCATCGACCCGTCGCTGCCTGTCGTAGACATGGTTTCGCCGATCGTGTTTATCTCAAACTCGGCTTGCATCAGCTTACCGGGCATGAGCGTCATGACCTTGCCTTGGCCCACCTCTGTCATGGGGAAGCTGCTGTCCTTGAAGCTCGCTGTGAGCGTCTGTGTGAAGCCGTCGATGACGAGCTGCAACTTGCTCTGATAAATCTTCGCGCTCTCAGACCCAAAGTTCTGAAGCGTCACAGAACCACTATAGCTGATCCAGTAGTTTTTCTTTGATACAAGATCTATCGTCGAGACGCTATATTTCACGCCACAAGCCGTCATCTGCACGCCCACTTTGCCAGATGCCTGTCCGCCACTCGGTCCGATGGCGTAACACACCACACCTGCCGCGTTGGTAAACTGCAAGTAGGGCATGCCGTCTATCAAGCCGAAGAAGGCAGTAGCACCGCTCAGTCCGCTCAGGGCCGTGAACGCGCCATCCTTGATGATAGCTGTCAGGCTACCGTCCTTCGACACGCTCTTCAGTGATCGCGCTTCAAGGTTGCCGTCCTCGTCCACGCCGAAACTCTTCTCGCCGTGATTGTTCCTGAGTGTAAACTTGTCCGCGGTCATGTCGATCGTCTTGTTCTTAATGTCGATGCCCGTAGCCTCTAACGCACGCGACGACACATCAGCATAGGAGGCAGGGGTCCAGCCATTGTAGGTGTTGCTCTCATCAAGCATCAGCTTGCAGCAGCGGCCTCTTCCGTTTTTTCTCACGGCAAGCTCCACCCTCACGTTGTTGCAGCTCGCTTCTGTATCGCCTGTCTTGAAGGTAGCCTTAAACATCTTCCAATCATGTGTTTCGTTCGCTGTCGCAAGGTTCTGATAGCAGAAGTTTGTGTCTTGGCCGATGCTGAGATACATGACATCATCCAGATCGCCATCGGCTCTCGCCCAAACGCTCGCCGTATAGTAGGTTTTGGGCTTCAGAACCACACCTTTCCATACGAGGCCGCTCCATGTCGTATCTGTCGCTCCCTTTTGGTTTATCACCATCGCTCCCGTACCTTCAAGACCACCTAAAGGCAGTATGGTGCAAGGGAACGTGTCGGGACGTTGCTGTGTCACGTCCGTCTCTCGGTTAAACGCCGTACCGGGCAACACATTCAACCGTCCAACCGTCTCCTGTGCCACCTTGGCAGAAATTTCTCGTGCTGACTGTTTTATCTCAGATGTGTATTTTGTAAGAGCTACATCATCCTTCAGTGGCAGTCCGTTAACGGTGTTGCTAAGTTCTGAATATTTGCTTGAAAGTCCTGACAAGCTTTTTTCGAATCTGCCCCAGATGGCTGAAACCTCAACTTTCACGCCAATGGTCACATATAGCCGCTCAATATGTCCATTCTCAACATAGTTGACCGTTGCCATTACACGGGCATCGGTATATGGTATTCGCATACCATCTACGACATTTTGAGATACGGCTGTTATCGAAATCGTCAAGTCTGAAGCAGCTGCTCTACAATATTGCTGTTTAACGTCCGATAGTGTACATTGAGGAGACACATTTGTGCCTCCTCGAAAGACCGCAATTCGCGCCTGTGCCGTTGAAAAGTTTGTTACATTATAGTTGCTATCTGACACCTTCACTGCATGTAGCACTATAACTTCAGGAGACACCGACACCGTCAGAGCGTCCTTGCCATCAGAACCGGGCTTACCTGGACTCCCGGGAGAACCAGGAGAACCAGGTTTGCCGTCGTTGATGGCCGAGACTGTTATCCAGCCTTTGCCTATCACTTCTTTTGCCATATCTTTATTTCTTTTGAACCTCACAGTAGATTGTGCAGCGCACATCCACATCAGCAGCGTTCACCGTGATAGGGTTGCCTGTCTTTGTCACAGAGGTCGCGCCGTCCCAATTGGTAGCTGTACCAGCCTTGTTGTACTTCGTCCAAACGTAGTTGAACTGCGGGGTAGCAGCTCCCGCCTCTTCAACTACTGTTGAACCTCGCCACACACGGGCAAAGATCTGCGTGCTGCCCGAGCCATTGACAATAACATCGCCCGTCGTTGTGTAGACCTCCACCGTGTACGGATCCGTAGCATCGAAGAATGTCACGATGGAGTTAAATGTGCCATCGGTGTCAGTGATCTCGCACATGAACGACTGAAAGTTCAGCACATCGTCAGCCTTTACCGTTAGAGTGCTTGTGCCGCCGCTTGTTACATAGTTGCTTGCAGCTACCGCGTCCCACGCTCCTGTTGAGAGGTTTAGCTTCTTCCATACAATTGAAGACACAGAGGTGTCCTGCTTGCTGCCGCGGAAAAGCTTTGCAACCGCTGTCAGCAAGGTGAGGTTGTTTTCTGCATCGAAGGTGTTGCCCTTAGGCTGTGTGATTTGCACAAGCGCAAGAGAACCACCCGACTGCGTCAGGTTGATGGTCTTGAAGCCCTGCACATTTGTCACCGTCTTACGCTCTGGGTCTGTAAACACACAGCTCCACTCGATGTTAAAGAATTTCACCGATGTGGTAATGTTGCGCTTGATGGTGAGCACGTTCTTCGCAAACGTGATATCGCCAGTCGCTGTTACAGCTGTGCCGTTTACCTTCCATGTCCAACCAGAACAGGCACTTGTCGGTGCCTGATCAACACTGCTACCTGTCACAAACACCTTGGCAGTCACCACCTGATAGGGACTGTTGGTGTAGTTAGGGCTGTAACTGTTCTCATTAGGGCTGTAAATCTGGGTATCGCCCTGACTTGTCGATGTAAATGCCTGTACGGCCTTTCCGTCGTTGAGGTCAACAATCGTAATCTGACCACTTGCAATTCTTGTTGCCATAATTTTTCTTGTTTTTTTATTGTTTATAATGTTTAACTTAAACTATCCTATAGCCACCTCACACATGAACATTGCGCTTCTGTCAATATCGTCGGCATTCACAGTACACACATTGCCCAGACCGTCATGTAAGCTATTCCATATCTTATCGTCGCCCACATCGCCACTCTGACGCTTCCACGAAAAGGCAGTAGGAGCAATGGTGGCAGTAATGTCTTGACCGTTGCGATAGACATAGGCCGTCAGCTTCTTTGACCCCTCGCCATTGAAGATGCTATTACCGCCCTCTGCCAAAACCTGCACATCGAAGTCCTCACCGTCTGATATTATAGCAATGTCGGTGTAGCACAGTTCTTGCCCATTGGCATCATTGGCTGTTACGCGTAATGTAGCAAGATTAAAAAGGTCGCCAATATCTTTCACACTCTTTATTACCTTCTCACCAGCAAGGCCATCACGCTGCGTAAAGCGTGCCTTCAACGTCACACCCTTGTCATTCCACGCTTCCACCTTGTTGCCTGTATTCTTCGTAAGCGAAAAAGTAATGTCGGTAGGTTCTACCTTTCCCATCGATACCTGGCGAACGATAAATGTACTGCTTGGTGTTAGCACATAACTGACGACAATAGGGTCTACAACATTGTCTTCGCTACCCGAGAACCACTTGAAATAGTCAGCATTGAAGCGAACGCCCGTTGGAGAAATAAAGGCCGTGACCGTCTTCCACTGCCACACGTCAACACCACCATCTTCCGTGCTCCAGGTGTTGCCTATCTGGTGATACATCGTGAGCGACGGAGCCGTCCGCGCGTCACCATCATCAGCACTCGTGTCAAGCTTTATCACGTTGCCACGTTGAATAAAACGCGTCTCGCTACCCACCTGAACAATCACATCACTCACCATCGGAACGTCAGTGCCCATGGGATCGAATCCGTAATAAGTGCGTGTTGCAATGTCAACGCCAGCATCGTCCGTTGTTTTACCGTCTTGCTCCTCTATCACAGAGGCAAAAGAAGCCATCCCAACGTTGACAGGCGACACAGCATCAGCTCCAACAAACGTATCGATGTTAGACAGCACTACATAATCATAGAGTTTGCCATCCTCAAGCATCTCTTGACCACAGCCTATCACCAATCGCCAATAATACCTATTACCGCCAGAACTGCCGCTGATGTTGAAGGTCTTACACATGGCCATATCGCCAACCTTCCAACAGTTCATCGTCTGTGTCGTGCCATCATCGGCAGCAGCCCAACACTTAAACGACAGAGCCGAAGCATCCGCCGTTACCTCATGGCCCTCGCCATCAAGCCCCACTATGCGCACCAGTGTGCTGCCAGCGTTCGAGAGCACCATGGTGCCACCGCTGTAAGAGATCTTGCGCACTTCTGTCTCCGCCGCCATCAGCTTTCCACGGATAACAGCGTTGTCTACATACAGATGCGACTTGCCGCTACCGTCCTTGTATAGTTCAAAGCCCTTGCCTCCAATGAGCGTCCTGTCGCTCTCGGTGGTCCCTTTACTCTTTACGCTCGCGAGCTCCACATCACCTAACGTCGCGTCGCCATTTTTTTTTATAATAGACGAATCCCCAAACTCTGTATCGCCTTGTATTTTTGCATTTTCCCTTACAAGAAGATTATTTAGCTCAGTGTTGCCCTCACCGTCCATGTTGCCACCGCTCACGCCTTTCTTGTACGTTCCTGCCGTCAGACCTTTCTCGAAGTGTATTATTTCTTTTGCTGTGTCTTCGGCTTTCTTTGAAAGGAAGCGATCGTTTATAGGACTATCTTCTGCTATGTCGCCAGCTACGTCAGCGTAAGCAGCACGACTCGTATATCCAGCACGGTCAGCATATTCTGCTTGTTCAGCATGCGTTGCCTCATCAGCAGATACAGCATGTTTTGCCTCATCGATCTTTCCTGTGTTGGCTCCTCCAATGTTTCCACCTCCACTGATAGATGAAGCATTGTCCTTTTTCTTCGATAATACTTTTATATCAATCATGCCAAATTTCTTTTAGAGTTAAAGCTGCACGTCCTTCGATTAAGTTACGTCCCAAGCCTATCACATAGAAACTCTTGTTTAATGCCGCATGTTTATAATGGTAGAAAAGATTAACGAATTCATCTTTGTCTTTAAGATTCTGCTCCATTACTATTCGCGGCTTATGGTATTCTGTGTAATAGCTATCCACATAATGCTGCTCAGGTTTAGCCTCAGCGTTTTTATTCTTGTCACATATTTTTAACACTCCCTCTTCATTCAAGATATTGTAGGGGGTTGAAAGCTTTATGGCATTGCTAACACCTAACGACTTACATTCCTCCGCTGTCAGTGCTGAATTTATCTTAAATTCTATATCATCCTTTTTGTTAATAAAACTTTCGTTTGTGTCGCTTAGATAGATGAGATCATTGTCGTCGTTGCCTGTACTTATGAGACCGTTATCGCTATAAACCTTAACTTCAAAATTCTTAAGAAGAATGCTACTAACGTGAGCCATAAGAGGAACAGTATTAAGACCCCATTTCGTATGCCTAAAGAAGGTTGAGTGCCTGCGTGTTATTTCGCCCCACACAACATTAACAGGACCTAAGACCAAGAACCTCACACGCCCGCTCACCTTGTCGCCTTTAGTTATAGGAATAGCTATGCCTTCTGCATCGATGCCCATTTTATAGTCGATGTTGTTCTGTATCTTAAATTCTGTTCCTACCAACTTGTCGCCTATTTTCGGATCAAAGCCTATAGTAAAACACTGTTGATAATATTCATCATCGTCCGCACACTCGCTACGCTCCTTAAATGTCTTCCATTCAAAATCTGTTGTCTTCCCTTTAGTTCCTGTTTCAACAACACACTTATCGCCGATAACAAGCATACAAGCAAGAACCGAAACTTTGCTTATATTATCGCTGCTGACACCCGCTGCGCTATATTTAAATTCATATTCCTGTGGCCCGTCGCCTGTATAAGGATAAAAGCCGCTATCATTGGCAACATCCCATTCTTCTTCATTACCTGGCGTTCCAACACGAAAAAACTGACGTGTATAATATCGGCCATCTGTATTGTTACGGCTCGGTACGGTGTATTGAGGTGCACCTATAGGGTATGTATAGGACATGTCAGACCGTGCGCTTTTGTAAGACATAGAGCATTTCATAACAGGGTTAAGTATTACATCGCCTGACAGAACAATATAGTTGGTGGTGTTTCTATCCGATGGAGAAAAGACACCACCCACACTGTTACCGTTATAGATGGCATAAGGAATATTCTGTTTAATGACACTCTCGCTTGGATATGTCTTAGCCTCATCGTTGTCAATAGCGTTGCCATTTACAGAAACAACCAGATAATTTGTCATGTTAACTTTTGAGACAGGGCTGTTGTCATTGTTTGCTGTGTTTATTTTTACGCTTCCAAGCGCCATTATACACGCCCCGGGGTTCTCCCCCAACCACTCTGGTAACGCTTGTTGATTCTTACCGTCGTTACAGAAATGAGTTAGAAGATCTGTGTCTGCCTGTCCGCCCATGGGGAATGACCAATGTTTGTGTCGTTTAATTTGCAGATACCATTTGACAATAGCACCACCGCCAAAATCTGTAACCTTTTCATGTGTCATGTTGTAAAAGGAGTGCCATGCAGCTTTTCCTTTGCCGTCGGCAGAATATTCCGTCATGTATTTTTGCCGGTTAATGTAAGGGCTGTCAAGGTAGTCTTCATCTAACGGACTTTCAATCACATTGTCTACATTTTCAGTCTTGGCCGTCAACTGCAACTGATTGTAAACATCACCAATGCTTATGTTCGTGTCGCAGTCGGCAACATTCGCTAAAGAAATGGTTATATTGTCAGTCTTTGTTGTCTTAGCCTCATCTGACATGATGTTATGCCAGTTTATAGAAGTCTTGGCATCTTTTATGCTTTCCCATGAGAATATATAAAAATCGAGCCCATCTTGCACAATATGCAAGTTAAGATATTTGAGGATCTCTTCCAAAACGGCATCCTGTGTCCATACGTCACTCTCATCCTCGTCCAAGAAAAGTAGCTCCGAGATAGTAAGCTGACTAAACACACGATACCTGTTATCCTCCATATAGTTGACCGACTTGCTGCCGTCATACCATAAAGGAAGAGTCTTATTGCCAATAATATCAACGCCCTCTGCGACACCTTGCATTATTTCAACCATGATGTCACGAAAAGATCGCTCCTTGGCTTCCTTCCTGACGGTTTCATAGTCTACTCCTAAAACTCCGGCATTCTTATAGTTGTTGTACTGAAGAGCACTCAACACATCGATGCAGTTAAGTTCTATTTCGTCCCATCTTTCATTATAGGGCTGTGTGTATGCTTGCGGCTCTATAAAGCCAGCGAACACACACTTTTCGTTAATATAGATGTTTATTATTGCGTCACGGCATGATGAACAAAAGAAATCCTCGATGAAGTTACCACAAAGCAGCCTAATGTTTGCAGACTGCCGCAACAGAACGTCAAATGTGTCATTTACCTCACTTGTTATCTCAGCAGGATCTTCACTAAAATACATGTCAGACTCTTCAGAACCTATCTCTAACGTCTGTGAACGGTCATTGTTGGTAACGATATGCACCGTCACCGTATCTCCTTGTTGACTTAAAAAACTGCCGTAAATATACATACTTGTTCTTTTTAAACATTATACACTCTCCCACTCTTGCCCGTAACCTTCTTGGTGTTCGACAGTTCCTTTAACATCTTTCTTGCATTAGCATCAAGATGCACATTTACTACTGTTGTCGAAGGCTCTATGTTGTTAGAGATGTTGTTCATTGTAACAGGCTGCATCTCCCCTGCTGTAAACGTTGGAGGTTGAAAGTTGCCATTGACCATGTTAAACAAACGGGTCTGTTGAAACTTGTTGAGTATCATCTCGCCGCTGTTGACACGGGCAAATTTCTTGTCGCCCGACGAAGAAGTGCCGCCAACAATGCCACCTGTAGCAAAGGCACCAGCTTGCTTAACGCTTGCAATCATTGCTGTAAGAGTAGCAAGACCTGTAGCAGCGAATGCCACCCATGCCCATGGGCCCAACTTTCCTGCCTGTGCCGTAGCTGTAGCATATCCGTCTACCATTGTGGCAATAGCCTGTGCCATCGTACCAGCCACGTTGAGCTCGGGAACCTCGATAGCATCACCTAATCCCGACAAACTACTACCCATTGATTTGATTGCATCACAGGCGCCACTCATCTTCTCCTTTGCCTTGTCAATATCCTCAGTCTCCACTTCTATTTTGACAGGTGTGAGGTTGAGCTTCTCAAGATCCGCGTTAATGTCGTCAATAGATTTTAAAGCCTCTTCCTTGTTGATTATACCAGCTTCATAGTCGCTCTGCACGCTATTGGCCTTACTTTGAGCATTCGCGTAGCTCTGTCGTTTGTCTGCTTTGCTGCCTTTTACGATGTAGGATGGCTCTGCTTCTGCTTCAATGGACACCTTGCCTTTTGTGGCTTCGTCTATCTGTGCCTGTATTTCATCAATCTTCGCATCTGCCTTTACCTTTGCCTCTATTGTAGTAGCCTCATCAAACTCGCGCTGTGCGTCGTGCAACTGTTCTTGCAGTTCCTCGATGTAGGTTTTGAAATGTACCTCTATCGGCTTAACGCCCAACTTTTCAAGCTGCTTGTTAATGTCGGCTATCTGCCTTTCGGCATCTTCCTTGCCGATAAGTCCTATTTCAAAGTCCTGCCTTATCCGGTCTATGCGCTGCCCAGCGTTGTTGTGGCTCTGCCGCTTGTCGGCATCGCTACCCTGCACGATGTAGCTTGGTTCTGTCTCGGCTTCAATAGACACCTTACCCTTTGTGGCTTCATCTATCTGCGCCTGTATGTCCTGTATCTTGGCATCTGCCTTAACCCTTGCCTCAACGGTCATGGCGTTGCCCTTTTCCTTTTGCGCCGCCGACAACTGCGCCTGTAGTTCCTCTAAGTGTGTCTTAGGCTCGGTGGTGGTGTCGTGCTTGCCTGGTGTCGTCTTCGGGGTGGTCTTGGCTGGAGTGGGGGCGGTTGGCTTGTCTGCCGTTATGAAACTATTGGCGGATTTCAGCCTTTCGGTCAATTGCTTTTGCGTGGCGGCTATTTCACGATCCACGTTGTTGAGTTCCTTGTCCACACTATTAATCTGTGTGTTTCCGGAAACATTCGTACCGTTGTACCTCTCCGCTCCAACCTTGGTAAATCTCCACTGCCCGTCGCTGCCAACCTTGCCGTAACGATCGCTACGCCAACTTTCGGGCACGATGTCACCCTCTTTGGCGTGTCTGCCTCCCTGCTTGGCATCGTCGGCAATGCTCTTCGTCACCTTTTGTTTCTTGTCAAGCAAAGCGATTTGTTTCTGGTATAAAGCCGTGAGTTTTGCAGCGTATGCCGCCGCCATCGCCCTTTGCTTGAAAGCCTCCACAACGGCATCGGTCTTGCGGTTAAATATGTTCTCGGCTTCCGATACATCGTTAATCTTCAGACGCAACTCGTTGAAAGCACTTTGGTTTTCCTTTATCCACTCTACTTTCTTCTGCTCACTTGATAGCGATTTCCATGCAGCTTTCAGTTTGTCGTACTTGCCCATGAGGTCGGAAAAGGTGGATTGCAAAGCGTTGTTATATGCGTCCTTTACCTCATCGGCTGCATCGCCCATACCTTTCATGCTCTCGGCTGCGTCCTCGGCTGATGTCTTCGCCTCATCTGACTTAGACATAAAAGCCGACATGATTTCTGTAAGCGCAACGATGGCTATGCCCACACCCGTAGAAACCAACAAGCCCTGTATTGCAAGTTTCAGCGTTGTGGCACTCACCGCCGCCCCACGGAATGTAGCCGAAATTACTTTTACGATGGCATTTACCCTCACCGCTGTAGCGTTCCATACCAATGCCGCTGCGTTGGTTGCAAGTATCTTGCCCTTAACAAGTGTCTGTGTCGCTCCAAAAGTAATCCACGCTCGGTTTAGCGCAAGAATGGCAACAACGTTGTTTCCAATCTGTGAACCGATTTTAAGGAATGGCATAATGCCGCTTGTGGCTGAGGCAATGACATCGGTAAACTCACCGATTGCATTTTTCATCATCTGAAAACTTGCCGCACCACTATTGGCAACCTTGCCGTAAGCATCATCAATGGTTCCTGCACTGCCTTTCATCGCTTCCACGTTCTCATTAAACTTGGCTGCAAGTTGCCCAGTGAGTGGTCCCAATGCTCTCAGACTCTCGGCACTGCCGAATAACTTACCATAGATTTCCTGCTCCAACATACCGCTCTTGCTGGCGTATACCTTAACGTTCTTGTCTAAGTCGGTGAGGAAATTACGCATGCCTCCAGCCGCCTTGATAGCTGCCGCATCAAACTCGATACCCATTTGCTGTGCCATCTTGCTTGCCTCGCTCGATGGCTTCACCAAAGCGGTGAACACCGCCGCCATCTGTGTCGCAACCTCATTCGTGTTTCCGCTCACACCTGTAAGCGTGGCAAAACTTGCCAAAAGTTCGTCAATGCTGACACCCAAAGTGGCTGCATTACCCGTTACCCTTGGAAGTGCTTGCGCCAACTGCTCGAATGAGGTAACACCATTCTTGGCGGTGAGCTGTATTTTATCCTGCACGCTCTCGGCTGCGTCCCACTGCAAACCATAGTTCTTGATGATGGTAGAAGTAACCTTTACCGTCTCTCCCAAATCAGCCACACCACCGATGGAAGCCTTTGCCGACTTCTGCAAATACTCGATCCAGTTGTTCTCAGGCACACCGTTGCTGATTACCTGATACAATCCGTTGGCAAGTTCCTCACGTGCCATCGGTATAGTCTTTGACAATTCGGCTACCTGTCCTTTCAACTTGGCAAAGTCATCACCGCCCTTTCCTGCCATCGTGTTTGCAACGTTCATGGCTGCGCCAAATGTGCGGCTTTCCTCGGTCACGCTGCTAAGCGTTGAGGCAAGTTGCTGCACCGCGCCATTGATGTTTTGAAGCTTCATTACCTGTTGGTTGAAGTTCACAAAAACGGCGTTGGCTTTCTGTATGTCCGATTTGGCGGCGTTGACGACACCACGCAAGTTTTCCACTGTCGATGTAGCGGAAACCAACTGCTCTTTGCCGTCAATGTTCAGTTTAATGTTAAACTTTATTTCTTTTGCCATAATTTTAATGTATAAGTAACTAAGTAACCGATATTTTTGTATCTTTGCAATAGAA